GCATGAAAGCTCGACTGCAGAAAGAGGCTGGATCGAAATCTTACCGCACCGGTAGCGGTGAGGGCGGTCGTAAGTTTAAGCTAAGCCGTAAGCCGAAGACGGGCGAAACGCGGCCAATGGCCAAACCTGAGGTCCCAAAAGGTACAATGTCGAGGGCAATGAAAAAACGCCTTAAAGACGCTGGCTTTACGTCCAGATCTATGAAGGTGGGTCGCAAGGTTCGTCGTGGCAAAACGTTTAAGACTGCGCCTCGTACCAGTGAACCACGCAGAATGCGTCGTCAGTACGAAGCCCCGGGCGTAGCCAAGGAAAAACTGGCCGGCAAAGACGTGACTGGTGTCCTGAAAGGTGCTGGGCGCAAAGTGCCTAAAAAAGCTGCTGATAGGCTTGAAGAGGCGCGCAATGTTATTATGGGTCGCTCGGCACCCCGCACTACGCCTGGTGGGCGCAAGCTCGCTGGACGCACTGTTGTTGGGCAAGCTGGTGCCGGTGGTCGCACATTTAAGGTTGCTCAGCCCAGAGTGTTTAAGACTGGTAAAGCAGCCAAGGAGTTTTTGGCGAAGAGCGGAGTCAGCCAATCTGCACTGCGCAACATGAGCGCAGAGCAAGCTATCAAAACGGCCCGCAACCGAACCCAGGCTCTTATGAAGCAAAAGGCGGGGACACTGCCCAAGCGTCCGCCAAGAGCGCCAAGGCCCGCAAAGGCCGCTGCACAGCCAGCACCGAAGACGCCACGCAAAACGCCGCAGGGGCGTGCGTTGCGACCAATGTCGTCTGTGGGTAAAGGCCGCACCTTCAAGATCGCTGCGCCCCGTACGTTTAAGAGCGGTGCCGAGGCTAGAAGGTTTCTCGAGGCTAACGGTTTGAGCGCTACCCAGTTGGGCAAAATGAGCGCCGACCAGTTGAAGCGAGTTGCTTCTAACTTGTCTCGGGCAAAGCGTATGGCGAAGGAGGGTCGTTTGCCCACGCGCCCGGCGCCTCAGCGAAGCGCTCGTAAAGCAGCGCAGAAAGCAACGCAGAAGCCAGCCCAGGCAGCTAAGTCAAAGGCGGCTGAGCCAGCTAAGAAGGCAACTGGAACCAAGAAAGCAACTGGAACCAAGAAGGCCGCAGAGCCTAAGGTTTCAGCACGGGCTGAGTACGAAGCAAAAGTCAACGCAATGAAGCCTGCCAAGCTCAAAGCGGAACTGAAAAAAGCTCGACCTGACGTAACATACCGAAACCCAGAACAAGCAAGAACCTTGCTTATGAAATCGTTTAGTAAAAAGCAGCGGGCCGCTAAAGGTAAGAAGGGCACGCCACGTACTGAGCGCCGTGGAGCAGAGGGTGTTAAGACAGGCAAGTCAGCACGCGAATACCTAAAAGGAAAAGTTGACGTGCCGCGCAGCTTGAATGCCGATCAAGTCAAACAGGTTGCTCAGACCTACGCTACAAAGGGCAAAAAGGCCGCTAAAGCAAAAGCGGATGAGCTTGCTGCTGCTAACAAGGGAGGAACAGCTAAAAGGGCTACCACCCGCAAGCGAGCCACCAAGCAGGCCGATAAGCCCAAGGCGGAAACCAAAGCAAGCGGCGGCAAGGTAAACATCAAAAAGGCCGCTAACAACATGGAAAGCAGCCTTGCGAAGGTAAAAAACGAAAAGGAACTAAACAGGATCGTTACGCGATATAAAAGCGCTACGGGTGAGTTGTCAGGCCAAGCGCGTGCGGAATACAATAGGCTTGTTGGTCGTATCCAGAAAAACCTAAAAGGCTCGGTCACAGATGATGATAGGGTTGCTATCGAAACCGCAGCGTCTCAGATTGGTAACCTGCTACGGAGCCTGAAGTAGTAGATGGCGATACAGCCTAACCGCAAAAAGATCTTCAAAGAGATCAGTCGTTGCGCAGCGGACTTTTCGTACTTCGCTCAGCAGCACGTCCGTATTGTCGACATCAACGGCAAGGAGACCAATCTCAAGATCAACGAGGCGCAGAGGCGTATCATTAAGTCGGTCACAAAGAACCCGCACCTGATGATTCTCAAGGCCCGTAAGCTGGGCTCGACCACTGTCATCGCTGCGTTCTACCTGTGGAAAGCGCTGTTCAATAAGAACAATAGAATCGCTGTCGTCGCACACACGGACGATGCGGCCCGTGCTATCTTCCAGATCTATCAGTTCATGTATGCGAATCTTCCTACGGAACTGAAGATCCCGGCAGAGAAGAATCGGCACAATGAGTTAAAGCTCAAAACGGGGAGTCAGATCCGTGTCGGTAGCGCTGCGTCAGAAGGCTTCCGTGGTCAGACCTATCAGTACATCCATGCTTCAGAATACGCATTCTGGCCAAATCTAGAAAAAAGCATTGCTGCCTTATTTGGTACGGCCGACGCAAACGCGACGATCATCCTCGAGTCTACTGCCAATGGTCTGAACCAGGCGTACGAAATGTGGAACCAAGAGAACGGTTTCGAGAAGATGTTCCTCGGGTGGCGACTAGATAAGCGCTACGTCAGGGAGAAGGCGCACTTCAAAGACCTCACGAAGAAAGAGCGTGAGTACATTACTAAGCACAAGCTGACTCCTTACCAAGCCAACTGGTTTGTGCACCACCTCAGGACGAAGTGTGCTAACAACTGGCTGATCTTTAATCAGGAGTTTCCGGTCCATGCTGAGATGGCGTTCGTCACATCAGGGCAAAGGTTCTTCCCGGACCCGTGGCCCGTCACGTCCTACGTCGAAGGGCTCAAGGTCTACAAGGAGCCGCAACCGTACAGAGTCTATACCATTGGTGTTGACACTGCTTCTGGCTCCCCCGGTGGCGATTACTCTGCTTTCATGGTTCTCGATGTCACAGATGATAAAAAGATCGAGATGGTTGCGTCGTACTACGACAAAGAAGCCCCATCAGACTACAAGCAAGTAGTGCACGAGATAGCGGACAAATACTCCGCTATGGCTGTTGTCGAGAGTAACTCGTACGGATTGTCCATTATTGAGCACATGATGGAGCGAGCGTACCCACGCATGTTCCGGGACCAGCACTGGGACAAGGTGCAGAACCAGTGGACCCCACGCTATGGTTTCAACACCAACTCTAAGAGCCGGAATCTGATGCTCAGTCGTCTCTATGAGTATGTTACTAATGGTTACCTTATCGTCACTGATAAAGTATTTATGGCCGAAGCGAACACGCTTGTGTACAACGCTCGTGGTAAGGTCGAGGCGCCATCAGGTAAGCATGACGATATGGTCATGGCGACAGCGCTTGCTCTGATGGGCCTGGATCAAGTAGAAGATCTCATCGAAGAGGTAATCAACAAAGTAAAACCAACGAACGTCAGCGAAATGCTCAAGTGGGAACTATCGACTGGGCGCTCGTTCAAATCCGCACGACCTGATGAGTTTTCACCAGATCCGGTTCAGGAAGTGCTCAACGATATTGGGATCTGGTGATACTCGTTTGGCAGACGTAATCTGCTAGGAAGGCGTAAAAATGGTGCAGCTTGACGCAGAAGCACAAGAGGGGCTCGCCGCCGCTCTGGAAAATCTCAACTCTCAGGAGCCAGTTCAGCAAGTAGAGGAGTACGCTGAGGAGGCAGAAACCTATTCTGACGATGGGGAGTATGAGTACGAAGACGGTGAAGAGTACGAGGAGTACGAAGCCGACGACGGTGAATACTATGAAGACGATGAAACCGATGTAGAAGAAGGCCACTCGGTGCCTTATGGTCGCTTCTCTAAAGTAATCGCCGCACGCAACGCTGCTGCTGAGGAGGCCACCGAGCTTCGTGAGCAGCTTGAGCAGATGCAACAGCAGATGCAAATGATGCAGACGATGCGTCAGATGATGGGTCAGCCTGAAGAGCAGCAAGAATATGCTGAGGACGACGGCTTCGACAAGTCAACTGAACTGGGTCGGATGCAATCGCAGATGCACGAGATGTCTGTTCAGCAAGAGCAGTACGCTCTTGAGCGTGAGATTGCTCAGGTCCAAGACGAGTACCCGGACATCGATCCGAATGTGCTGCTCAACGCAGTCATCCAAGATCCCACGGTAAATGTCATGGCTGTCGCTGAGGAATATTCAAACCATATCGCTGAGATCGAAGAAGCTGCTATCAGCCGATTCTTAGCGGAACTCGACTTCGACGATGCTGACGAAGAATACGAGGAAGATTTACCCCCCGAGGTTGGTAGCCGAGGCGGTCGTCATCGGACGGTGACAAGCGCTGCAGGCAACAAGCCTCAAACAATGCAACAAGCTCATGCCGCATTAGAGGCATGGCTATCTAATGGCTAAGGAAAAACAAAATGGCTATTACTAACTTAGGCGCCACGAGTAGCCTTGATACGATTCTCAAGGAGTTTTACTCGGGCCCGATTCGCGATCAGCTTAACAATGAGATGCTGGTCTTTGAACTGTTCAACCGCAAGAAGATGAACTGGGTTGGCCGTCGTGTCATCATGCCGGTGCGTGTCGCTCGTAACGCCAGTGGTGCTTACGCTGCTGATAACGGAGACCTCCCGGATGCCAGCGAACAAAAGTACGCCGATCTCAACATCACTGCGAAGTACCTGTACGGCCGCATGAGCATCACTGGCCCGGCAATTGCTCAGGCTAAGGCTAGCGTTGGCGCATTTGTCAACGGCCTGCAGCAGGAACTCGACGGTGCTGTCGAGACCGTGAAGAACGCTGCTGACCAAGCTTGCTTCACCGGTGGTGGTGCTATCGGTTTTGTCACCGAAAAGAAGAACGTGTCTGAGTTCCAGTTTAGCGGAAACCTTGAGCTTCTGCCTACTGCTGGTGTTGGTCCCGGTTTTCCAACGCAGGGTATTCGATGCGCTCTTGTTCGTAATGACACGTATGCTTTGATCGATCAGGGTAGCATTGGTGACCTATTTGTGCGTCAGCATCCAACTATAGCTGGCTCTGTCCAGTTCGTTGATAATGCTGCCCCTCCCGTAGCTCAGACTGTTGACCTTACCGGTCTCGCTGCTGGTGCCGCTGCTACGCTTGTCATCCTGAACAAGACCAACGCAGTTGCTCCCGCAACGGTGTTTCCGACCAGCGTTGAAGCGCTCGGTATCTACGGAAACTTGGGTGCTGGCTATTCGGCAGTGAACGGTGCTGGTGTTTACCAGAACCCGACTCACTTTGGTGCGGACCGCACGACTGCGACTGGTGACAACGTTGTTCTCCAGTCGACGATTCGTTCGGTTAACGAAGAGGTCGCTCCGGCAGCGACTGCTGGTGACCGTGCTGCGCTTGACACGAAGCGTATGCAGTCGATCCTCGATGACATCGCTGATGCCAGCGGTGGTTCGCCGAACTGCATGGTGGCGCACTACATCTTCCGTCAGGAATACACTGCGCTTATGTCGTTCACGAGTGCTGCTGCGGGTGTCACCAGCCGCAACGTCAACGTCGATGACGGTGACCCCGGCTTCAACACCAACGCTCTGTCGTTCAACGGCATCCCGCTCAAGGTTGCTCGTCACTGCGGCAAGGGTCTGCTGATCTTCTTGGATCTCAACTCGTGGACCTGTGCGGAAGTGGAAGCTCCGGGCTTGGCGGATCTTGATGGCAGCGTGCTTAGCCGCCTTCAGAACGCTGATGCGTACGAAGCCTTCGTGCGTTACTACTACAACACTGTGTGCACTGCGCCGAATCGGAATGGTATTCTGACCGGCATCAGCTACGCAGGCGTGTAATAGTGCTTG